AGCTTGATGGGTGTAAATGCGATGTTAATTACAATGTCATCGCTTACAGGGTTTTCATCGTTTACATACGCCATAATGTGTTTTATTAGTTTACCTGCTAGTTCATCCGGAAGTTGTGAAAATAATTCCTTTTGGTCTGCATACAAGATAAACCCTTTTTTGTCTTCTGCCATAATCTTAATTTTTAAGTAAATAAAAAAGCCTCATAAATTCCACGGCTCTCACGTCGTTTCATTTACAAGGCTAATAACTTCCTTTAGTTCTATATTGTGAGAGCGAACCATTTTACAAATATAACTATTATTTTAATTAAATTCGTTTTTATCTGAAAATTTATAAACATTGTTTTGTAAACGCTTTTTAATTTTAGCTAAATCGTGGTAGTTTTTTCCTTCCATTATGTCATCAATTAAATTACGCTCTTTTATTTTTATTGTACTGTTGTTAAACTCCTCAAATAAATCAATCGTATCTATCAGGTACATTTCATCTTTTACTCGTGCAAATAATTCAGCCTGTGTAATTCCGTGAATAATAGTAGCGTGATTCATTCCAAAAAGTTCAGCAATTTCACGAAGAATATAATTATTTTTTCGCAGGTAAGAAAATATGAACCATCGCCTGTGTACTTTAGTTGGTTTCTTTGTGCGTTCTCGCAGGTTTTCTATTTCAATTATTTGGTGTATTCTATCAATCAAGGTTTCCATATGTATAAGTAATTAAGCGTAAGTAAATGTATTCAATTAGTTTTTTCATATTGTTTCAACTTTTAATATTAATTTTCTTTGCATTGCCATTCTTTGTATTGCGTGGTCTCGGTCAAGTGCTTTTAGAACACGATAACCGATTGTTTTTTTAGTGCAGTTAGTGTCTAAATAAAACACGTATGTTACTTTATAATGTTTCATTTGTCCTGTTTTATTTCGTTAAAATCTTGTTCGCTTAAATAGTCTAGGTAAAGTTCTAAGTTAAAACTTCCACCTTTATCTCCTTCCACACTTTGCTCTCGCCACCATTGCATCTTTCGTTTAAGGCTAAAGGTTGTTTGTGTAAATGTGTTTTCAGTTGTTTCCATATTTATATATTTTCAGGGTTATTATAAAACCAATCCTCTACAAGCTCACTTGTTTCTTTAAGTTCTTTGTTAGTAATTGGATATTGTAGCTTATACTTACTAGTAGTTAGGTAGCTATCTATTACCATTGCCTCGTAAACGCCCTCTTCATAAGAGTAACATCTGTACTCAGCAGTGTACACAATACCCCCATCCTCAGAGGCCCACCATATGTTAAGGTAGCCTTTTTTTACGTAATCTATCTCGTAACTCATAGCGAACAGGATATATACATTGCTACTAAAAAAAGTGTTAAGGCTGTTAATCCTTGTATTATTTCAATAATTTTCATCTAGTCCTAGTTTTTCGATTAATATTAAAAGCGTTACATATTTTGTTTGTAATCTTTGAGTCGCAGGGTCAGTATGTCCGAATGCTCCGACCATCTCATTATACTCGTCTCTAAGCTCTATTGAATAGAGAAGGATAGTCGCTGTCATTTCATCTGTTGTCATAGCTCAGTTATTATAAAAGTGGTTAAATCATTGTGGCTTGTTCCTGCCATTAATTTGTGTGCGTAATTGGTAGCATCTTGCAGGTCTACTGCTGTTACAATACTTGTCCATAATTCGTTTTGATTTTCGTCTTGAAATTCAATCCTGTAATCTTTTGTTGTGTTTTTCATCGTTTAGTTTTTAAAGGTTAATAAACTTCTTTTGATAGCTCGATTAATTCAAAATAATCATAGTCATCGTATTTGCTTGCAATTGATTTGCATAACTCAACTAACTCAGCAAACGCTTGCGCCTCAGTTTTTGATAAATCTTGATTTGGTAAATTATCGTCACAATCAATTAAATCTTGTAAAGTATTTTGAAATCTGCAATAACTCATATTCATAATTTCTAGTTTTTAAAGGTTAATATTAATTGCTTTGTTTGTGGTTTGAGTAATAAAATTCAAGGTTTTTTAAGTCGCTTCCTTTTTCAGCTAAAGCCAAAAGCAATTGCTCCATATCCTCAAGTAATTGTTCTTTAGTCCAATCTTCTAAATGCTTTAAACATTTTTTAGCTAATTGTTCGTCTTTTTTAGTTAGTTCTTTCATTTTGTTTAGTTTTAAAGGTTAATATTAATTGTTTGGTTAATAATTATATACAAATATAAAGACTATTTTTATAACTGCAAACATTTTAACAATTATTTTTAATAAATTAACAAAGTTTTTTATAAAACCCTTGTATCTATTACGTTTTAGCGATAAAAAAATACGTTATCAATAATGATTCTAAATAAGGAAATGGACATATTTTGTCCTCGTGTATAGAAAACGCTAAAATTTGAACATAAGAAAATCAGGGTATAGCTTGAAAAAACTGCAAAAAAATCAGAATATAGCCTGAAAAAATCTTAAATATACTTTACAAAAAATAGCTATTATGTTAGTTATATCTTACATTATGTCATTATTCTAGTTATAATGTTGGTTAAAACTAACTTTATAGTGAAAAATTCTACAAAAATTTGTGACAAAAATGTCAAGTTTATTACATAAAAAACTAGACAAAAAAAACCCTTGCTAAACTAACCAAAGATGCAAGGGTTTCACTAACCAATAAACTTGTTGCTAAGTTAAGAAATATTTTTCTTTCTAATATTATAAGTTATCCAATCTTGATAAGTTTTATTATTTACCTTGAAATACTTCTTACAAGGGTTGCATACTAGCCAATGATGAATTGTACCTGCTGAGGTTGTGACTTTCTTATTGTACTTAACGTGACTAGTACCACATTGAGGGCAATCAAATTTGTCTCCGCCTGTTAATACAGCATAGTTGACCTTTGATTGTGTATATGTATTGAGCTTATAAAATACAGACTCTAATACTTTTACATCCATTTGACAATAAGCTACCATCTTAGCCATAGCTTCAGGTGATTTATTAAACACAATGTCTTTCCAAAGGTCAAGACCTCCGGTTTCCATCTTTTTACCTACTCCTAAAAACTTAGCAATATAGTCAAGCTTGTTGCTATTAAAGTTAAAGTATCTTTTAGCTTCTTTAAGTGTATCAATCGTGTTATATACAGGAGGCATTTCTAAATCGTGAAATATGCATCTAGTTCTAAGCCATTTCATATCAAATCTATCGCCATTGTGAGCTACAATTTCATTAGCTTGAGCCATTACCTTTAAGAATTTCTTTAGCATTGCTTTATCTGACTGCTTACTATCCCATTCCAAGCTATGTACCTTGTCTTCGCCCTCCCATTTATAGCAGATGCATATAATTGCACGTTCGTGAATGATGTCGCCCGGGTTAATGGTTAAATTATAACCACTTCGCCAAAATATTCCAACATTAAAACTAGTTTCGATGTCAAAAAACAATCGTTTTCTTATCATTTAAATGGTAGATAGATTTTAATTATAAGTTTTATCAGAAATAAGGTAAAAATACCTACACCAAAACCCCAAAAGAACAAGCTCCAATTAGTTTTTCTTTTTTCCTGTTGAACTTCTTTTCGTTTTTCTTTACTATCCTTATATATATACTTGTATTTTAGTACATCTTGTTTAAGTATCTTAGTCTTATAACGATATTCTAGCCTAGTTTGAAATTTCGTTTTTGGCAGGTAAATATTCTTAAAAAAAATTACCGAGTCCTTAGTCGTAACTATTTTTTCCCATATGATAGTATCATTGACTATTATAGGAATAGAATCTATAGTTGTAATTCTTATTGTGTCGCTGTCTACAATCAATTTTAAGCCGTGTTTAAGAGCTTTTTTATAGTGATATTGTGCTTTGCGTTCACTTGAGCAACTAAAGAGCGTTAAAACGCTTAAAAAGACTATTAGTTTTTTCATAAATTCTCTAGCATTTGTATCATTCGTGGACAAGGATAGATGTCACTCTTATCCTTTCGCACTGAATTGTGAGTAAATATACCACTTTCTCCTTTCAAAGCACGTTTATCAATATCAAAGATGGTAGCAAAGTAAGTTCTAGGGATATTATATGTATCACAAAGATAGACTAGAAGTTGTCTAGTAGACTCTATCTGAGCATCTGTATAAGACTGCCAATAGATATAGCCTTTGTACTTTTTATCTAGTATAGTTACATCAGTATAGTCTACTTTGCCCCCTACATAATTATAGTAGTAGCCGTTCTTTTTGGTTAATGGGCCATAGTTGCAAATTTCAATACCTATTGATATTTTATCTAAGCTTTTGTATGGTACTCCTGCCTCTTCAAATATGTCTTGTTTAAGACCTAAGTGATACGCCCAATTTTTAGAGCTAAAGCATTGCACGATTGTACCTCTTGCACCTATGATAAAAGCTGTTGCTACCTTGCCTACTTGTTTGTTGAAATATTTAGCTACAGCTACTGCATCAGGTCCTCCTGCTGTATGGTGCAAATAGATTTGTTTCTTATCAGTAATCTCTTCAACAAATTGGTCTTTAGATAGACGACTCTGTACTATCTTGCTTATATCTAACTCCATCTATATCGTTTTTAATTTCTTTTGAACGCTGTAGTAACTGCTTAAAAGCTGACCATATGTCAAGACCTTTTACTGCTTTTATATTCTCATTAATTGAGATAACCTCTATACTTACTAGTACTAGAGACAAGATTTTTGTGAGCATTAATGGTATAGAAAAGAATTTCATAATGATATCATTAAGTATGAAATAATCTATCAGGTAGAAGCCAATTACTGCCACCTCATAAAGCATTAATTTAGATATGATAGCTGATAATTTTCTAGATGTAATTTTAATCTTGAGTTTTTTAGCCTTCCAAATGCCTGTTAGCGTATCTATTACAATTGCAAAACCAATTAAAAATAATATACCGGATATAGGTAAAAAGAAAGCACCTATAACGGCTAATAGTTGAACCATTGATTGTTTAATTGAAGTTAGTAAGATAGCTAATTGCATCCTCATAAAATAAGTATAGAGTTATTATAGCCATTCTCTAAGAAATTACCACATAAACCGGTGCAAGTAAGTTGATAAGGTGTAATACAATTGCAATGGTTAAACATTGGTCGTAAATCAGTGTCAGTATTAGTAGCTGAAATAAAGATAGGAAATAGATTCTTGTTAGTTAGTAGCCATCTTATAAGCCTTTGCTCAAAGAATGATGCTTTTTGTGCGTAATGTTCCATTCCAAAAGCAACTTCATTACGAGATACACTTGCAGAATAGTCACCACTTTGAGTTTGAAGTCCTTTATTTTTTAATTGGTAAGTTAAGCCAAACACAGCATCCTCGGCACTTCGCCAAGCTATTACAGGCTGTATAAATTCAACTAAATCTATCTCGTCAGGTGTTAAAGTTTGAGCGTTATACGCTGTTAACATATGATTGTAAAAAGTAGTGCCTAAAATAGGTTGTACTCTAAGAGCTGCTTGAGTTGCTATGTAAGGTGTCACATCTGTTACATCTACGTTAGCCGTAATTGGAGTATTTACTTTAAGGTATGTTTCTGTAATGAAATATAGCATCTTATATTGGTGTTGTTGGGGTTACTACTACAGCATCTGCTGCTCTTTGTGTCATATCGCCACCTTCAATAGGAGGTAAAGATGCTAAGGCTCTTACTTCGTTGATTGTCATTGTCTCAAGTACCTTAGTAGCTACTAAAGGACTAAGTGAGTTAAGAGCGTCATTCGTTTTAGAGGTATCTCCTTCAAGTTCAACTATATTCTCGTTAATGATTTGAAAATTATTGATGGTAAATTCAGCAGGTATCTTAGAGATAGTTAATAGCTCATTGAAGATATGCTGTACACAGCTCCTAAGCTCCATTACTACGTTCTTTTCAAAGATAACATACGCTTGTTTAATATCTGCACCACCTCCTAGACTTCCTGTAGTACGTACACCCATTAATATTGGGTCAATCGTATGAGCAAAGCATATTTGTTCCGTGTTAAGCTGTGATGCCTCTTGAAATAGTTTATCATTGCCATTAATTGGTAGTGCTTCAATCTTCGGAAGTTGCTCTTGTGAATTGGCAAAGAAGGCAACAGCTTTTCCTGCGTTGGCTGCACCTTTTAACCTATCAATGGTCTCTTTAATCATATGCTTTTCTTCTTCGCTTTGTGGACGTTTTGGAAACATCATAGCAAAAGATGGAAATACTGAGTTTTGAATATTCGATTTAGCAAAATACGAAAGCTCGCCACTCAAAAACGCAAAGTTAAGGCAAGAACTGTATTGAGGCAAACTATAAAAATCTTGACCCAAAGATTTAATTTCATAACAATAAAGTTGCTCGTAATCTGAGCAAGAAACGTGATAAGGTTTTATACTTGTAATTTCTATATTTGTAGACCAATCATCACACAAGTAATACATCTCTTTGAATCTAGATATTCTTACCTTTTCAGGCGAAATATTTTCAATCTTAATAAGTTTTTTGTTGTTATCAAAACATAACTTAAAATATATTCTATTATGAACAATAAGTTGTTTTGTAACTGCTTTTACTGTTTGTTTTAATTTCGTTTTTCGCTCAAACATATATAACTCCAATTTCTCAGGAGTAGTTAGCTTGTCAGTTGCCAAAGCAAAACCACCACCAATAACTGCATTTGTTTTATAGTCACAAATTGCTCCGTGCAGTGGACTAGCATAATACATTTGGTTAAGTAGCTCAGGATATAGATTGTCATTTCCAAATCTAACCCACATATTAGTAGAGTATCTACCATTGACATACGGCAAAGTTAAATTTCCTTTACCTACAGGCAAAAACGGAGTGCTAAAAGATTGATAACCCTCAAGCGTTTCCATTGTTTTATTTTCTTTCTTAAAGATATTGTACCAAGCCATAATTTAGTCGTAAATTGAAGTTCCTACAGGCCCACTTACTACCATTCTACCCTCTTCTATCACTACACCTGTTGATTGTGCGATAGTCAAAGGTAAAACGTATGGTGTTGAGCTTTGATAAATCTGATATGTGAATTGCCCTTGTAATAATGTAATATCTACCGGCTCATCTAAGACAAAAAGATTATACCTTTCAGGCCATAAGCTAGTATCAGCAGTAGTAAATAGCTGAGTGCTAGAAGTAGTATTCATCTCATTAGTAAAAGCAAATAGATAATGAGGGGTGGGTACAGTTGTGACCTCTGTTAAGGTTAAAACTATTTGATTTATTACGCCCTGCTCAATATATATCATAACTATATTATATGATGAAAGACAAATGTTTATAAATAAAAAAAGCCCTACAAAATGCAGGGCTAATTTTAAAAGCTTTAAGAGTATTAAGAAATACCAATAAGAGCTAAGGCAGCAGGTAGCATATTAACCTCATAGGCAAGGTATTCATTTTCCGCAAGCAGCGTAACGGCATATTTTGACCCGTCGGCACGAGCTTGGCCTGAACCTTCAGCAACAGCAGATACTTGTAAGTAAGGGAAATACCAATATTTTCCGTTAGCATCTAAAACTACAGCAGTTAAATATTGTT